AGGTCCACCGATGGAACTCGCCAAAGAACGAGCGATAGAACTTCTTTCGGGTGATGTACCGAATGAAAAGTTGATACTCAGTAAGTCACTTTCCGACAGTTATAAGGTGAACGGAGAATCAGTGTCAGTGACAGGTCCTAGAATTGGTGAGATCAATCAAGCTCACGTACAAGTTGTTCATAAGATGCGTGATAGGAAACCTGGTTCTGAACCACAGTCTGGTGATCGTGTTCCATTTCTACTGACGAAGACAGGTGACCCCAAGGCTAAGGGATTTGAGAAATCTGAAGATCCCAAGTATGTGGAAGAAAACAACATTCCAGTTGATTACCATTACTACTTCGTAAACAAGTTCCTAAACCCGGTGTGTGATCTTCTTGAACCCCTTTTTGATGACCCGAAACAGGATATCTTTGGGGATATCATATCTCAACACAAACCTAAAAAGAAGGAGACTGGTCCAGCACTCAGTGGTATGAAAAAGGATGACCTCATCGAAGAGTGTAAGAAGCTTGGTCTCGATCAATCTGGAAAAGTCGCCGAGCTACGCGAACGTATTAAAAATTTGAGAACACCAAAAACAGAATCGATTCAAGACCTATTTAAAAAATACGAGCAATCATCTAGTAAGGAATGATGTTGCACGATAAAATCACAGAATTGATTGAACAAGAAGTCAGTGAGCGTGTAAGTACTTTACTAGGTGAGTATGCTGAGACTATATCTAGAAAGCATGCAGTTCCTCTCAATATACTCTTGAGAGATTTACCATCCGTCGCGACTGTATCACTCTGTAAAGGTATAAAGTCTAATGGACATCGCTGTCTTTTCAAAGGAAGTGAAGATGGATATTGTAGACATCATAAAGTTCAAGGTGAAAAAATTAGAATACGATCACTCTCGAGTTCGAACCTACACACACACGGTCCAGAAAAAATGTTTGTTAGAGGATGTCCGGGATGTGAAAATTCAAAAGGGCTTATAGATTTGGGTTCTGTACTGAACAATGAGTAAAAGTGGTATCCTACTAACATCAATCAATTCATTTTATAACCAAGAGGAAAACCGAACTAAATTAATAAACATTTTAGATAAATCAAGTGGAATATCTCTGCGAAATCTAGAATGGTTCATCACAAACTATGCAAAGAAAAATAACACTTCATATACGACTAAAGATGGAAAGTATTTTACAGTCCATTGTGCCTACAAATCTAGTCTCGATGGATACAGTAAAAAATTATTCGACCCATTTTGTCGTTCAGAAAAATTTGCCTATGAAGTTCCTGGTACATCTCATGAAATTCAAACAACCTTGGCACAGTTGAATTTCATCAAATGGTGTATTAAGAATAATATAATTGATTATATTTCCACGAATAAGGGTTCATTGTTTAGTAAGCAACTGACATAAATCCGCGGTCAAATACAAACGTCTGATATCCAGTGTAGTACATCTGTAAAGTGTAAGTTTTAGTAGCCACATCAACCAATGACCCCTCCCTTGTATCCAGTTTCACTTCTATAGACGTCTTTTCAGACTGTATCTGACTAAAATCCAAGTTTCCCGATGGTTCCACATTAATAGGATTCATCGAGAAGCTGTATGTATAGATATTTCTGTACGGTCTCGCAAGTCTATTTCGGAAAGGAATGAGGTATTTGTAGTAACTATGATTTGTATTTGAAACGTTTGGTAGTTTGTTCCCGTTGATGTAAAAACTCGCATTTTGCATGATCGGCTCGAAGAATGTTTGAACTTCATCAAAGTTTACGTTCGAAGAAAAGTTGAAACGATTTTGGGAATAATAGTTCTCTGGATCACTCGGATCACCTATCGCTACATTTTCATTTTCATACAAAGTGTTTCGTAAAAACCAATGTATACATTTGACTGGTATATTTGGAACAAGGTTTGTTCGAATGGTATCTGTACCAATTTCACTCACCGTTGTGGGGTGTTTTCTAACAAGGTCTGTGATGAATGTTTGTCTCTCATTCGCGAGGTATTTTCGTTCATCTGGATTGACAGTGATTTCTTCTGTGATGAGTTTGAATTCAGTAAGTTCTAGCAGCTGTGTTCTATCCGTAAAAAATGATTGTTTATGAAAATCTAATTCGAATACAATCTTCTGTCTATGTATCGCACACACTGGGAAATATGGACGATTTGGTTTATTTGAAGGGTATTCGTCACTCGCAAATTTCCTTGAAAAGAAAAAGTGAAGAGGAATCATGAGATCTGAATCATATTGCGCGAGTGATGGGTACACAGTTGAATCGTCATAGCCTATGTTTCTATTCACAAGAAATCTATTCGCAACTTTTTCAGAAATTTCAAGGTACAACTCATCGTAAATAATTCCCCAATCGTCATGAACTTTTTCAACTTCCAAGTCATCGACATACATCGTGATACTTTTAAGGATATGCCTCCCCAACTGGTCTGCGTAATTACCTACAGTTGGATTTCGAAGTCCAGGCATTTTTACACTCAACCACATATTACTCAAAAGATCACCCATATTCTGTGGATTAAATTCAACCTTGATTGTCTGTCCGAATGGCCAATTTGGTACACCAGTGGGGTTGACAATATTTCGTGATCTGTGATATTTCCGAAAAGTTGAATGTACTTTATCCTCCTTATAATTAAAGAATGATTCTTCTGGGTCTTTGGAAAGGAGGTGTGTATCCTGCTTTCCAATAGCTTTGAGGGAAATTTTAGCAGCCTCACCCATATCTACTTACTGCTCACATATTTTTAATATCATTCTTCCACATCGTAATGTGACTGGTCTTCAACATCTTTTCTAGATCCTCTTTCGCCTGCGTCGCCTCTGCCAAGAGTGCGTTGACACGTTCCTCTGTGTATTCAACCGTTCTCGTATTGAGGAGATAATCCAAGTTTCCGTCAATATTGGGAAAGATCGAGGACATCTCTGTCTCAAGTTCCACCTTCTTCCTTTTGAACACCACGAGTTTACCCTCGATGACCATCGATACAAACTTCGATTTGTGGTCGCACATATCCGCCCGCTTCTCGAGGACATCGATGAGGTGTGCCTTCCGCTTCTTGTAATGTTCAATGCGGAGTTCGATAAAGTCTTGAAGAATCTCTTCAGGGCTCGCGTACTTGTGAATACCCTTGGTGGGATGGAAGAGATGCATGTTGGAGACACGGAAAGTCTTCCTCAATTTGAGATCCTTGAGAAGATCCTTACCTGCATACTCTGTAATTTCGAAGTGAACATCCTCAGTCGTCGAGTTGTTGGTGTACCCCCCGATCAACTTCTTTTCAACGAGACCATCGAGGTACTCCTTGTAATCCTGCGTCCATCGCCCTGGGGGGAGTTCAGTCACCACAATATTACTTCCAGACCAATTCCAAACACCTTCCATCATCCAGGTATCCTCCTCTTTGTGGACAACCCCCTTGAAACCCCTGAACCAAGGTCGCATACTCACAAACTCTTCCCCTCTGAGATATCTCTTAATGTTCTCCTTGATATCATCTGGGTTGAATGGAGGTACATAGCAACTGAAACCTGTACCGATACCTTCTGTCCCATTGACCAAAACCATTGGTAGAGTGGGCATGTAGAAGTCTGGTTCGATTGAGCGACCATCATCATCGAGATAATTGAGAACAGCATCGTCCCTAGGATCAAAGATCTTTCTCGCATCCTTGGTAAGCTTCGTGAAGATGTACCTCGTTTGAGATGCATCCTTACCACCCATAAGTCTCGTACCGAATTGACCACAAGGCTCCAAAAGATTGATGTTGTTCGATCCCGTATAGTCATTCGCCAACTTTACGATCGTATCCGCTAGGGAAACTTCACCGTGGTGGTACGCACTCTTCTCAGCCACAAATGCCGCCAATTGTGCAACCTTCATCTCATCCTTGAGATTCTTCTTGAAGCAAGCAAACATAACCTTCCTTTGTGAGGGTTTGAGACCATCCGCCATATGTGCGATAGACCGCTTGAGATCTGCGAGACTGAAATTGACCAAGTCCTTGTGCACAAAATCAGAGATGTCCAATTGCTTCACACTCCCATACGGGACTTCGAGTTGGTCAGCATCTTTCGCAGTGTTCTCCAAAAGCCAGGATTTCCTGGCATCAGCCTTTTTCTTATCAAAAGCAAGAATAATTGAATCATCGGTCATTGTATCCACATCGAATTTGACCGTGAGGTCCTGAATCTTCTTGAAGTACTCCCGAGCTTCAGCTGATGTAGAAGTACCGAGACCCTTATAGTACTTAATCTTCCACCCTTGTTTCCCATCTCCATACCAGGTCCTAAACGCGGAGTCTGTGTAGAAGGACTTGGTTTGTGAAGCCTTCGTAGCTTTGATGATCGGGGTCACCATACTCACAACAAATCCAAGTTTCAAAAGACTGGGCCAGAAATAATGAATCATGTTGAGGATGAGACCCTTGATGTGGGACCCATCATTATCAGCATCCGTCATGATCATTAAGCGTCCATAGCGAAGATCGGAGACATTCTTATATTCCTTACCCTGTTGGAGTCCCAAAATCTTCTTGAGATCATTGAACTCCTGGTTCGATGTCAGTTGGGCCACTGAGACATCTCGGACATTCTTACACTTACCACGGAGTGGGAAGACACCATAGTGGTCGCGACCCACAACTGAGAGACCGGCGACCGCCAAAGTCTTTGCTGAATCACCCTCTGTTACGATGAGGGTACAATCCTTCGAGTGTGCTGTACCAGCCTTGTTCGCGTCATCCAATTTGGGTATACCAGTAATCTTAGACTTGCGGGCTCCATCCGACTTTTGGAGTTCCTTCATCTCCTTAAACTTTGAAAGTGCCAGAAGTTCCTCGGCGATTCCAGTTTTGAGAGCGTTCTTGATAAAACTTTTAGGTGCTTCAAACTTACTCCCAAAACTTTGAGACTTTGAGGTACACTCAGACTTCACCTGACTCGAGAAGGTTGGATTCTCGAGGGTTGCCTTGACAAAGATAGTAAAAGTATTCTTGACTTGTTGAGGCTTCAACTTAATCTTCTTCGCCATCTCATCAATTATACCATTTGCGATAAGATTCGCGGTATGATCAACGTGGGTACCACCCTTATTGGTACAGAGTCCATTCACAAATGAAACCTGTTCCATACCATTTTCAGCGGGTCCGATGCACACTGACCATCGATCAGTATTCATGGAGCACACATCTTCGACACCTTCATGCATTTTAGCATACGCTTCAAAGTTTTGTTTAACGAGAACTTCATCATTGAACTTTACTTTACAGTTTTGTGTGGTACAAATATTCGCATCCCAGACCCGCTTTTGGAAGATGCTATAGATGGTATCGTCCATCTTGGACATCCCGAAACGTTTCCACTCGGGGGTAAAGGTGATAGCGACAGATGACGTAGCACCTGAATATTTTTTGATTTTTGGGGGGTCACAGATAGTCATATTCTTTGACCAAGATTGGGTGTATGTCTGCTTCGTCTCATGGTCCTTGATGACCACAGAGAAATCAGTGGAGTAAATGTTCGCCAATTTGGCACCGTACCCATTACGACCACCGACGATACGCTTTTGGGTATCATCATAGTTGGTACTCGTGAGGAGGTGTCCAAAGACGAGTTCAGGGTTCCATAGACCCTCCTTCTCGTGCATACGAACACCGATCCCACCGAGAGGGCCATTGTTCTCGATGGTCACTGAGCCCACGTCCTTGTCGATGGCGACGGAGATGGAACTGACATGCTTGGGATGGAGAGAGTTGCGGTCGATGGCGTTGACCAGGATTTCATCAAAGATTTTCAAGAGGGCTGGGGAATACTTGAGGTTCTTCTTGGAGAACTTTTCACCGTTGAGAATCCAGTAGGGTTCTGTACCCAATTCAACTGGACCGACATAGGAGTCAGGTCTCTTGAGAACGTGTTCGATATGGGTGAGTTTTTGAACGCTTTCCATACTTTCTTAGTTTTATTACAATTCAAAGCTCTAACTTAGGTAGATTTTCTATAAATCTGTTCACGAATTCCAGCATGTACGAAATCGCTTCCTCACTCGGCTCAATCTGGTTAAACTTGTTTTCCACATCTGGACTAACTGAACCATTCTTCGATGAATTGATTAACATCTTAAACTGCTTGGTATCAACACCATGCTTTCGAGCTTCGACATTGTTATGGAGGAGGAGTTGGGTGTTACGATAATTGAAAACCTTAGCCAGAAAAATAGCTGTATCGTGTGGATCCACTAGATGTTTTCCTTCACATCTAGGAAAAATCTCATC